GGGCCAAGGAAAAGCGCCGCATCCACCCCGAGGAATCCCCCGCCAGCCTCGTCCTGCGCCCCATCGTCCTCCCACCGCGCGAAGCCCTCCAGGCCCACGGCACCGACCACCCACCCCACGAGTCCCAGACCACCTGGCTCACCGGCGCCGTCGGCAGGTTTTCCGAAGCCCTCAAAGGACAGCAATGGGCCGAACCATGACCACGCCGACCTCATACCCGGAACATGTTCCGGGTA